CCAGACATCACGCAGCGGCCGGAAGACAGGCCAGATGCTGGGCCGGGCAGGCCGAGATGAACCAGGCACAGGGCGAGCGACGGCGGGAAAGGGATAAAACCGCCGCCGCTCAAGCCCTGGCCTAGGTCATGAGTCAAAGTGCCTCGCCCGCTGCACAGCGGCCTCGCCCTTCACGCGGCTGAGCTCGGCCAACAACCGCATGACGTGTGCCGCCAATACGCCGCTTGTGCCCTGGTCCCAGCAGCCGGAGAACTTGCGGGCGTCCCACTCGCACTGCTGCAGGTAGGCGTCAGTGAGCGGCTCAGCCACGCTTGGCCTCCCGCAACTTAAGCAGACAGATGAGCGACCAGTTGGCGGCGTCAATCAAGGCGTTCTCGTAGTCCACGGGCTGGCCGTTGGCGTACTTCTGCATCCGCACCACGCAGTCAGACAAGTCACACAACGCTCGCCGCCAGGGCTCAACGCCACACTTGGCCGATGCGGTGACGTTCTCAAATGGGTCCGCCGCACCGCCATACGAGGCAGTCTTTTCGTAGTGCAGCTGCCGCACCTCCTCGAGCAGTTCCAGAAACGGCAGCGAGCCGGGCCGCTGCTCGTGCGTGATGCCGTCGCCGGCCAGACGCTCAAGGGCCTCGTCTAGTTCGTCCTGCGTCAGGCCAGCACGGTGCAGGTGGTGCTCGTGCAGCAAGTGCTCGATGTATGGCTCGTCGACGTGTTGCGGTTCCTCTGCTTCTGCGACAGATGACGCAGCGTCTGTCGCCGCCTGCGACACGCCATACCACTCCTCATGTGGCTTGCCAGCGGTCTGGGCCTCGCGGCGAGCGGCCACTGCGGCGCGGAGCAAATCGTTTGCGTCGAGAATGTCGTTGGTCATGGGCATTCCTTTTTGAAAGAAAAACAGCAGCGTATTTCAATCGTCAATGGATGAGTCATCGCGTGGCGAGTCGTGGAAAGACGCACGCAGTTCGGTGTGGTCCGTGTTCCACCTCAGCAGCATCCACCAGCCGCCAAGCGGCCTGCTACTCATGCCCTTCTCTACGGCCCAGCCATCGGTGAGGCACTCTTGCTTGTAGGCCGCCGATCGAACGAGGTGAATCGGCCGCACCCGCACGAGCCCCGTAGGAGAGAGCCGTTGCCGGCTGGCCTCAATGAGCGTTCGCTGGTGGACGTGCCCTGCGTGAACGCAGTCAGCGTCCACGTCTGTCAGATAGCGGCTGTAGTCAATGACGCCGCGAGTCACCGGCCCACCTCCACCATAGCCATGGTGGTACCAGAGTCGGTACAGGGCCGTGCTCGTCTTTCCGGCCTTGGCCCGGAACATTACCCAGCCCGAGTAGCCAGCGGCCCGGCACTTGCTGCCACGCACCCGCAGCTGCTCAACGAGCCGCGTGGTCAAGCACGTCTCCATCCGCTTCCGCACCGCAGTCTCGTGATTGCCAGGCGTGATGAGTGCCATCTGCTCGCGGTACGGCTCAAGGTACTCCGCGCACTGGGTAACGATGTCGTCGTAGTAATTGCCCCTCTGAAACTCTGGCCTTACGTCCCACTTGCCATTCGATCGCGGGTCGTACTTGCCACCCATCGCGTCGAAGTGATCGCCAATGCTGAGCACTGCGGCGTTGAGCTCGCGGGCTTTCGTGAGATCCGCCGTGAGCTTCTCTCGGTTGCACTTCACCGAGTCCCAATGCCAATCGCTAGAGAGCAGCACCCATAGACGCTGGTTGAAATCAATGCGTGTGACGCTGCCTTCAAGGCTTGTGACGTTCCAAGCGTCCGATGCGTTCTTGCGGCGGAATGTGCCAGCACTACGGCCCATCGTTCACCTCGCGGTATCCAAGACTCCAGAGCACGCGGGCAATATCCTTGCCCTGCTGCTCTACGTGCTCCTCAGACTGCGTTGGATTCAAGGCGTGAAGAAGTTCATGCACCAGCACCTCGAGCTTCTTGCGGCCACGCATGCGAGCGTCAAGGATGATTCGCGGGTGCTTCGCCTTCTGGCTGAACGTGTACCCGTAGGCAGCGCCCTTGAGCGTCGTAAAACGCAGCAGCCACCGCTCGTCGCCGTTCAACGTGAAAACGTGATCGTCTGCCACGGCTGGCCCTTTCGCACACTACCGTAGCGGGGGCGTCAACCGATGCCGATCTTGCGGCCCAGTTCGTTGAGCGCCTCAGCCCTCTGAGAGCATCCACACGGGCGGCCGATAGCGGCACTGACTCGCTCTTCGGTGATGCCGATGGCGGATAGGCCAGCCTTCACCATGTCGCCAAGGCCGGGCTTCGCTCGCGGGTAGGCCGGGTGATTGGTATCTACCTCAACCATGTCGTCATCGTGCGCAAATAAGATGCATTCCAAAAAGTCGCCAGCAAAGCCGCGAGTTTCTGCGAGATACTCAAGCGACTTGCGAGAAATCTTCATGGGACAAAAGACACAGATATTGAAGGCTGGGACATGTACCCTGCTCCGTTGGTTGTTGTTGTCCCATTTAAATACTCGTCATACGTCGTCTTGGTTCCGCTGATTGCTGATATAGACACAGCATCAGGTACACCGCTTTTGTCAAGCTGTATTTGCCATTGCCACAAATCAACAGCGTCGTACCAGTTTAGATATCCAGAATAAGGCACGTTATACGATAATCTTGGTACGTGATAGTTGCGAGTGGTTCGAACTTTTCCAGTAATGATGCTGCCGAGTTCATTTGTTGTGCAGTCTAACCAGTAAGGTGTTTGCCGTTGTGTGTAAAGCTCAAAACGGTCGGTTGCTATAAAAAACCCAGGTTCTGAAAACTCCGACCGTGTAACTCTTGCACTGACCCAGGTATCACTATTTGGGTTATCCCACGCGCCTGGGTCCTGGTCTAGATTTATTTCGATGAGTCTTCCCCCAGGGACTGATAGACCTTCCCATGAAATATTGAGAAGCATTGCGGAATACCAAAAAACAAGCGAGCCATCAACGAGCGCGTAACAAGGGGCTGCTGCTGTATTGCAGCACGAGCACGTAGTGGCAAGCTTTGTTGCTTTCAGTACGGGCTTTCCTGACTTTAACGCAATTGGCATTTCAGCACGCCGTTGTTCCAACAAACTGCAGATTGCCGCTTACCAGCACCATGACCTGCGTCCCGCTTGCTGAGTATCCAGGCAGTTGCGTGAGGTTTGGCTGAAGCAGAAACCAGGCAGTTCCATCTTTCGCAATAGACGCATCGCACGCGCCAGCAGGACTGAGGCCGCAAACTAGGTTCGTGGCTGAAACAGTGTTGGGCGTTGTGGTCTGGTACTTAAACGTGACGTTCTTGCTGCTGCTGATGGCCCACGAGCCCGTAAAGGTGCAGACGCGGAAAACCTTTCCGCCTAACCCTTCCGAGCGATTGCCGAACGTGAGCGGCGATGAGTCTCTGCCGCCGGCCTCAACGGTTCGCACAACCTTGGAGATCCGCTCCGCAGCTGGGCGAGTAAAGACAACGCGGTCTGTCTTGGCGGCTTTCCCGTCTGGCTTCTGGGCCATGCCTACAGCCCTCCGCCGGCGCTGCCTTCAACGGCGTCTGAGCAAACGCTGACAAACGACGCAGACGCGGTGCTGACCACACGCACGTCAACAGACCCAAACATCACCACTGCCGTGCTGGCCGAGACGCTCGCAGAGTAGGCAGTGGCGGGCGTGTGCCCTGATGTGTGCAGGATGTACTTGTAGCGTCGCGGGCTGCCGCCAGATTCGTACTCTTGCGAAGTGCTGCTGAATGACGTGCCATACGGGAAAGTCACCAGCGCAGTGCCGCTCGAGCTGCTGAACGATACGGCTGGCGTGTTGGCTGCTCGAAAACTTCCGGCGGGTGACAACTGCTTGAGCGGCGTGTTGGCTGCGTAGAAGCTCGTGCCGTCAGTCGTGGACGATGAGAACACAGGGTACGAAGTGCAAGAGAATGACCCCGAGTAGGAGGTGCTGCAGAAGGTGACGCGAATGCCAGCAGTGCCTGCCGACGCGATGGAGATATTTCGTTGGTATGCCATGGCTTAGAAGTTTGGCTGCCCGAAGTACGAGGCAAAATCGACTTCCTTATAAACGCGGCGAGTGATGAAGTCCGGGCCTTCGTCGCCTGCCTTCATGTTGCCTAGCGTGGTTAGCGGTCGAGGCGTAGCAGAAGGCAGGTACTCTTTCGCGTCCCAGTCAATCACATAGCATCGCTTGCGCTCGCCGCCTTGAATAAAGTTCCAGCCAACATTGGGCAGCAGTAGGTTGTGCGTGCTGGCACGGAAAAGCAGTTCAACCGTGACCTGCCAGTATCGGATCTCTTGGCCGTTCACCACCTCTGACGCCTGCTGCCCGCCGATGCCAGAGCAAAACCACGTGTGAGCATCGCCGCCAAGATAGCCAGATGCGTTCACTGAGTTTGTGACCGACGCAGCCAGATCAAGCGGGAATGTCGAGCGATTGCCTGCGATCGTGGCACGTACCTCAGCCTCGGAAGCCGTTAGCCCCTCAAAGAAATCTCCAGCAGAGTTTGTCAGCGGCTTCTTTGAGTCGTTGCCGCTGCCGTCGTAGTAGACGAGAGCCGGCACCTGGGCACCACCTGTCGAGAACGACCACACGTCTGGCCGTGCCAGCGGGTTGGGGTCAAGATCCTGCTGCTTCGGCAGTTCGTACTTGTACGTGATCTCAACGTGGTGCCTGTCAGTCTCTGAGATTTGGGCATCGAGCATTCTGAGGTAGGAGGACTCTGGGTGAGAGTCTCCGTGCAGGATGCCGACAGCGCCGATGATTGCCTGATGGTCGGTTGGCTCGTCTAGTGTCACCACGAACTTGAGGTCAGCCGTTGGGCTCTCTCCAAAACGATGAGAGAACGTGCGCGGGATGACTTCGCGGTATGCAATAACTGCCATTACGTGCCCAGTATTTCTACCGGCGATGCGCCGATTGCAAGCAGGCCCTGCTTGATCTCCTCGAGCTTCTTCAACTGATCGCGCCGCTGGGCAATCGCTGGATCTTCGCGGCCAAGGGCAAACAGCGAAGAGATGCCCTCGCTGGTCCGGATGTCATTGACGTTCAGCGCCGAGGCAGCGGGCCGCGAAAGCTCTCGTGAGATTTCCTTACGGATGTCGATGCCTTCCTTGGCAAGATTCCTGAGAGCAGTCTGAGCCTCGCCACCGTCAATCAGCTTCTTGTCGAATGCCTGGCGTACGGACTTGAACTGATCGGCCAGAGTAGTGGCTGGCTTCAAGATGTTCTTGTCTACGCCAAGGGCCTGCAGTTGCCTCTCGCGGTCCTGCGCCTTCGCCTCTTTCGCAGCCGCCTGTGATAACGCGAGACGTTGCCTAGCGTCTGCAAGCGATTTGGAATCGCCGGCACGCTTGGCGGCAGCCAGCGCCTCTTCAGCAGCACGCTGCTCAGTGACGATTGCCAGCAGATCCTTATTGAGTTGCAGGCGGCTCTTCTCGGCGTCGCTCAGCCCGGCGTTGGCCAGTTCTGCAGTACGCTGCCGTGCCTCTTCTGCTGCATTTCTCGCGGCGTCTGCGGCAGCCTTTGCGGCTTCGGCGTCAGCCTTCCTGGCGTCAGTGACGGTGCGAACGTCTGCCGTTAACGCCTGGGCGTCACGGCTGGCCAACCTGATTGCGTCACCAAAGGCGAGCGAGTCTGTCGTGATGCCCTCGGCAAAGCCCTTGATTTCACGGAACCGCTCGAGGACTGCGGCAGGCACGCGATTGAGTCCGCCAAGCTCCTTGGCCAGAGCCTTCACGGCCGCGCTCGCTTCGTCGATGGCTTCCTGGGCGAGATCCTGCGCCGTGAACGTCGGCACCTTAAGCGCGTTTTTTGATTCCTCTCCAAACCTTTTTACGTCACTTACGGCGGCTTTCATTTCAGCCGACAGCTGGCGGACTGACTTTATTGGATCTCCAATGCCGTCCGTAAACTGAGCACTTGCTTGACCAGAAGACAAAGCAAGATCAACGGCAGCACCAGCAGCAGCGCCGAAAAGCGTGATCAATAGCCCTACGCCAGTGGAAGCGATCACGCTTTTAATTGCAGCCCCCAGCCCCCTGATGCTGAAAGCAGCAAGGCCAGCACTGCCAGACAACCTAAACGCCTCAGCGGTTGCGGAAGAAAAAGCGCCTGAAAGGTTTTTGAGTCCGCTTGCAAGTTGTTTGCCGTTAATGAATGCCAAGTACCCGCCAATGAGTGGCAGGATGTTTCCTGCAAGCGGGGCTGCAGAATCTGCAAGCAGCTGAAACACCTTGGCGAGGTTTGAGACAGTTGTGGTCAGTGCGCTGGCTATGTCTTTTACGTCAATGCTTGCGATGAACGTAGACGCCTCTTCAGCGGCGCGAGTAAGTGCAGGGGCAAGCTCTGCCACAACTCGAGCCGCAAACGATTGCAGAGTCAGCTGCGTCTTCTGAAGCGAGTCATCAAGTTTTCCGATTCCATCAGTCTGCTGCGGGCTGAGCACAATGCCGAGCCGCTTTGCTTCGGCGGTCATCTGCTGCAGGTATGTTGCGCCTTCTTGGAAGATGGGCACAAGCTCGACGCCAGACTTCCCAAACAGCGACACAGCGGCTGCTGCTTGCTGTGCCGGGTTGGGCAGCTTGCTGATCGCAGCCACAACTGCGTTGAATGCTTGCTCTGGGTTAAGGTTGGAAAGATCGCCAACCGAAAGCCCGAGGTCAGCGAACGACTTGACTGCAGCCTTATTGCCAGTCTGGGCTTCGCCAAGGTTGATCGTCAGCTTTTGAACTGCACGCCCGAACGTCTCAAGGCCCACGCCAGACTGGTTTGCTGCCAGCGAGTAAGCCTGAAGAACGTCAGTCGTGATGCCCGTGCGTTTTGATAAATCATCAATGCTGGCGACAGCTCCAGCAGTTCCACTAATGAACGACGCAAAAGCGCTGCTCGCAGTGCGTACCGTGGAGATGAAAGCCCGCGAGAGCTCAATCGTCTTCAGCGTTGAAACGTCACGCTGTGTCTTCTTGGCGGCCAGGCCCAACTTCTCAAGTTCGACGACGCCGGCATTGATGCCGCTGGCCATCTGCACCGCAGACGCCGAGAGGTTGAATCCAAGAGAAATGGTTGCCATACGTCACTTTTTGCCAAGGTCGGCGGCCATCCGCTTTAAAGTCTCGGCTATCTGAGTTGGATGTTTCGGGGCCCTGTCTTCGATCGGGATGAACTTCTCTGGGTCTGGCGTCTGCTTGGAGTAGGGGGCGAGCACAGAAGTCAGGAGCATGGCTGTCTGCCCCCACGTATCATCCAGCGGCTGGAACCACCTGGCCCAAGCGATCCACTGCGAGAACTCGCGCGAGTCCATCGCGTCGATTTCTCGCAGCGTTTTCTTGAGGTGACCCGCCAGACGCAGCTTGAACTGCAGCGTAGGGCGGGCGTTTATTCCCCCGCTAGCTTCTTTATTTCCTCCTCGGTCAGTGCGTTGTGCTTGAGGGCCGCATGCCACAGGCGGTGCATCACGTCGCTGCTGCGACGCTTGATGGCTTCCTTGCCTTCCTCGCCTGGGTAGAGCAGGCCACCCTTCTCGTCGCAGAGCGTGCGGCAGAGCAACTCAGATCGGAAGTCAACGATGGCACCGTTGGAAGACTCAAGTGCCTTGATCTCATAGGAGTCACGATCGCCGACAGACATAAGGCGAATGCATATCTTCCCGTCTCCACCAAGTTCTGGTGCTTCAACGGTGATGATCTTTGCGTCTGGGGCGTTGTCGATCTGTTCTCGAGTCAGTGGCATTGCTCACCCGTCTAGTAGTTTGAACGTCACCGAATACCGGGTTACTCCGTTGAGTTCCGGCTGGGCAGTCCATCCCTCATAGACTGCATACGATGTCAAGGAAACGCCCGCGCCGGAAACTACGAGCGACTTTCTCAAGCCCCATTCGCCCGTGCTGATGTTTGCAGTTCCGAGGCACTCCACGGAAACGCTGCCGGCATCGTCAGTCCAGACAACGGTGCGGCCCTTAGAGGAGCCGCCTGCGTAAGACACCTGCAGGTCTGTGACCTCAGTGAACGCGACGCCGCCCCACGTTACAGACAGGCCGGTTGAGTGAGTCGCCACGGCTTCCTCCGCTGGCGATCAAGCAACCTGAAACGAGGCAGAGCCCTTGCAGGCGTCATTGACGCTGAGCGTAATGGTGCTGGACTTGCATGTGGCGTTAGCAGACAGCGAGATACCGCCAGTGATGCTAAGCGTGCCGCTGAGGCCCTGCGAAATCGGGGCACCACTTGACAGGTAGTCAATGGTCACTTCCTTGCCCGTGTCTCCAGCGCCGCCCTTTAGTGGACGCGCGAGCGTGGCAACGGTTTGCCCAGCTGTCTGGCCAAGGTGCGAAACGTCAATAGAGTCGGTGGCGTTGTTGTCGGCAATCGTGTAGGTGATGTTCGTGACTGTGTACGTCGTGCCGGCGAAAACAAACGTTGTGCCGGAACCATCATGCGGGGTCGAGGGCATTGGTTACTCCTGCCACCAAAGGTCGTACTGCTGTGTGATCTGATACGCCGGCGGTAAGTCAGAACCGGCCAGCGTTACCAAGTCGTCGGTTTCGTTTTCAAGCGACACCTGCGACACAGTGCAGCCTAGGACTTCGCCCCCGTATCCATCCAGAACCGAACGCATGGCGTCTGCGACCTGGCGGGCCTGTTCGTAGGTGGCTGCGTAAATGCTGTACTCCACCGTGACCTGCGGTATCCCGGCAGGACTTTGGAGCGTCTGCGTGCGTCTGATCGCCGTACGCCTCCACGTCACAAATGGCAGCGAAGCGGATACCGGGGCCAACGTTGGGTACGTCCCGGTGCCGATGAGCAGGGCGACTTCTGGGCTGGCATCAAGCACACGCTTCAGGGCGGCTTCTGGCGACTTCAGCATCAGAGTCCTCCTGCGTCGCGAAACTTGCGTTGGTATTCCGTGGCGGCACGGGTCAACGCCTTCCGCATTTCCACGTCGAGAGTTGTCTGCATCTGGCCCTTCGACTTATTGAAAGCCTTCTGCAGCGGATGACGCGCAGGAGATCCCGCAACAGATCCGCGAGCAATGAAGTCAACCGGGTACAGCCCTCGGCCAGTGAAGGGCCCGCGAGAGCGAAAAGACGAAAGCAAACCGCCTGCGGGTTGCTGCTTTACCCTGACGGCTATGGTGCGAATGCGGCCACCAAGAATCACTTTCTTCTTGGCAACCTGCCTGCTCTTGCCTGGGGATCGCGGCCTTGTGCCGAACTCCACTAGGTGCGAGTGGTAGGCCCGATTCGGCCCCTTGAGCACAGAGCCGCCAGTGAACGCAGGCACTGCGCCTTTTTGGCTCGCTGTGTTGGTTGGGCGTCGAAACCCGACAACCACCACGCTCACCGGGAGATTGGCCCTGTTGTTCGTGTACTTACGGTCAACGCTTGTGACGCTGGCTAGTAGGTTTCCGGTAACTTGGCCAAGCGATGAAACCTCATTCCGCAGAGCGTCCTGCCCAGGCTTGGCTGCCTTTCGCAATGCCTGGCTCTGGTATTTAAGGCTTATTTCCTTCGGCAGCTTCTTGAGTTCACGGACAATATCATCAAGCGTCTTGAGGCCATAAAGCCCTTTGGCCGTCTTGCTCTTTCCAAGTGACAACTGAATCAGCGACGGGCCTTCGGCGAATATGTTGCTCACGCCACCACCTCTTGGCAGATGGCCTCGTGCTCACTGCGGTTGCCGTGCTCGAGCAGGCTAACAATCTCCAGCACACGCCCACGCCACAGACCACGCATCTGCTGCGTCAGGCCAGTCAAGTGACGCATTCGCACCTTGTGCGTGATGGTCACGTCCATCTGGCCGGCAGCCAGAGCCTCGCGGGCCGTTACGCCTTCAACGCTGGCCCACACAGTTGAGAACGTAGCCCAAGAAACGATTGTTTCCCCGAGGCTGTTTCTAGTCTCAGTGGCCTGCTGCCACGTCACGCGCTCGCGGAGCTTGCCGGCGTCAATCATGTGCCGTAAAGCACGACGGTGTAGGTGCCCGTGCTTCCTTGGTTTCCGGTGATTGTGAACTGCCCGGTATCGTCACCACCGACGCAGGAAGCAGACACGATGCTGTCGTTTGACCGGATGGTGGCGTTGCCGATTGCCAGACGCTTGAAGCTTCCGCCCGTGCCGTCAAAGCGAAAGACGGCGTAGTTCACAGACTGAATGGATACGTACTCTCCATCAGCACCACGAAACGAGCCGGTGTGTGAGATTGTCGAGCTGGCCGTGCCCAGCGTCCCAGTGATCACCGCAACCTTGCCCGTGGTGTAGGCTTTCGAGTCCTGCAGACTCACCACCTTGAGCGATGCTGTGCCGTCCTTGTCGTGAAACAGCACGTCTACGTTGATTCGTCCTTCAAGGCTCATTGGTAGCTGCCCCATTTCTGCGACGAGAGAAGCGATTCCACAGCAAACTCCAGTTGCTTGCTGATGCTGCCAACGAGCACCGTGCTGCGGTTCTCGTACCAGAAGCCCACAAGCATGAGGCAGGCGTGGCGAATGGCAGCAGGCACGCTTGAGCCAGCGGCCCCGTAGCCGGCCCACCACGTCACGCTGATGGCGTTGTCGTCCATCAGGTGCGGCGGCCACGTCTGGCCGTACAAAGTCTTCACCGCCCCTGGCGTGCTGCTTCGGTCCACGCGGTAGCTGGCCGTGGAGTAGGTGGCTGTCGTGCCGTTCTCATAGGTGAACGTCAGGGCCACCGCCGTGGTCGTGCCGGCCGTCGCCATTGGCGGCCGTGGCAGTTCAATGTCATGGGTGCCGTCTGGCGGAAACGAGTCAAACCGCATCACCCACTGCGTATTGACCAGCGTGCGATCCAGGTACTGTTCGCACCACTCGCGGGCTGCCGTAATCAGCGTGCCGATGTAAGCGTCATCGCCGCTGGTATCAACCCGCAGGTGGGCCTTAGCTTCCGCGAGCGTGACGGGCTCAACGGCTGGCGGCGTCTGTCGAGTCAGGCTTCGATACTGCACGGCGGCCTCTTCGCTTTGGGGTGGCGTCTGCGGTTTCTACGTCGTGCTCAAGGGCAGCCGTTTCAATCAGCGACGGCTGGTTGTCTTCCACCGCGACACGCTGAGCGAGCAGCTGCGTGCTGATCCCGCCAGGAAGCTCAGCCACTTGCCCCTTGCGGTAGCCACGCCATGCGCGGGTAAACATAATCTTCGGCATTAGCCCACACTCCATGCAGATTCTGGCGGCTTGCCCGTGTTCGTGAACTCAGTAGTCCACTGAAATACAGGGGCGGTAAGGTTCTTGCCGGGCCACGTCACGACGTACTCGCCATGGCCCAAAACGACACGCGGCGAGACGAAGACGCGGTTGCCGCTGTCTCGCCAGTTTCTCCACCACCAGATGTCTGGATCGGTGCGGCCATCGTTCCACGAGCCTTGCGGGTCTGGCTTGCTCCAGAACCACGGTTTTTTTGTTCTTTTGAGAGCCGCCGTGCTGATGACAGTGCAGCCGAAGTGTGCCGTGTCCACTTCCTGCACGGGCTCAGCAAACCACTCTTTTGGCACCTGCGTGTGGCCGTCCTCTGGCGGTGCGTCAAGCGTTCCCTGGAGCGTCAGCATGGGCCGGCCGTCTTCGCGTTTCGTCTGCATGCCGGTAATCGCGTCGCACTGAAACGTCATAGCCATTGCGAATAACTGCTCAACGTCCTGCTTGGTGAAAAACGTGTCGTAGTCAATGGCCAGCAGGTACTCGCACGAGTCGATGAACTGCTCCATCACGCGAGTGTTTACTTGATCCCAGAACGCACCCGTGCCCATCGTGGGGCGAATGCCGAGCGGCATCAGGGCCTGGGCCCAGGCGAAGTGGTTGGCCGTGAACGAAAGCCGTGGCATGGAGAGCACGGCCTCCACCCTGATGTCAACTTCGGTGCCACCTACCTTGACGAGCATGCGTGCCTCAAAGAAAGAGAGCGGGCGGCCCCGTCGTGGAAGCCGCCCGCTCAAGATTGCACACTCGTCAAGCCGTCAGGCTCACGCACCCACGAGGCCGATCATCGGGCCGGCCACGGTGTCGGTGCCCAGGTTCGCGTGCGTGATGGCGACGCGAGCCACTGCCCGAATCACGGTCTGGTCCGACAGGAAGTTGACCTGGTCGCTCGACGCGATCTCGATGGCCTGGCGGATGCCGTAGTAGGAGCTGTTGGCCATGTTGCCGTACAGCGCCATGATGGCACCCGTCGAGTCCGCACCGGCCGGCAGGCGGTCGGTGAGAACCACTTCCGAACCAAGGAAGGTCGGCCCCAT